GCCAAATATCTGACGTACGTTGCTGACATTTTGTTTAGTTTTGCCTGCCGCTTCTTCTGTAGGTGAATAACCCTCATAAGAACCACGACCAGCGCCTGCGGTACTTGTTTGGGTTGGGGCTGCTGTTGGTGCTGTTGTAGCATCCCAAAGGTCAGCAAAATTTGTGCTATTTGCTGCTGGCGCATTTGGTGTTGCTGGCGCAGCAGATGGTTGAGGTGCAACGGCGCTTGGCTTTGTTTTTGATTTAACGGCAATCTCTCGTTGCAATCCAGCAACGTCAGCCTGATGAATCATTTTTTGTTGAGGATCAGTAGCTGATGCAAGTCTTTTTTGCGCCGCGCCTAATTCTTGTTGAATTTGGGCTAGTGCATCTTGGTCACGTTTTGACTGCACATCAGGCGCAATTTGATTTGACGAACCTTTAACGCTTGGTTGCGTAGGCGCAGTGCTATCCCAAAGTTCAGCCAATGTTCCCATTATTTGAGTACTCCCATGCTTCTAGCTTTTTGTACTATGGCTGACATTCTTGATTGTTCGGCGGGGGTCATAGCTTTACGCAATTTAATTACATCTTCACGACTCATTTCTTGGAACAAACGAGGATCGGAAATTGCATCAAAATCTTGCTTGCGTTGTGAATATTTCTCTGCATCATTTTGAACAGGCGTTAAATAATTAGCTCTTGCAACTTTCATGTTGTCAATGCTTATTAACTGATCTGTAACCCTTGCAATACCCTCTTTTGTCATCTTATTGTTAGGATTTGCAAATTGTGCCAATGCTCTTGCCGCATCGGTGTTACCGCCAGCTAATTGCAACAATGATGTATTTTTCATCAGTTCATCAGTGGATGCAGTTTCAAGTTTTCCAACATCCATTCCAAGCATTTGGGCAAAACTAGCCACCATTTGACGGCGTTCAGCGGTTGGGCCAGTAAACGCATCAGGTGCAAGTTTTTTGATGTTTTGGAATATGGCTATTCGTTGTGGTGCTTCTTTTGCATCTGCAACAGTTTTTGTAAAATCATCTGCAATGGTTAAACCACCAGCGCCAAGCAAACTTGTTTGTGCAGGGCCAAGGTTGGTAACAATAGGTTGATTAGCACGTTGGGAAGCAGGGCCAATCAAACGTTTTTGTCCTGTTACTGGATCAATTACTTCTTGTGTTGGCGGTATTCCAATATCTGCCAAAGGTTGTGCGCCTAATTGAATTCTAGGCGCAATATTACCAACGCCAGGCGTTGTTACTGTTTGGAAAATCTGTTCACCAGTATTCAAAGTACCTGGTTGTTGTGCAAATCTTTCTTGTATTTGTGCTGGTGTCAATATGGCTTGACTAGCTTTAATCAACGCATCAGTGACTTGTGGCCCTTGTTGCATTTTGGAAAAAATAGGAACGTAGGCATCTTCAACCAAACTTTTTATATGTTTGTTGTTTGGATTTTGATCTACCAACATTTTCAATTCACTTATAGCCATTTGTGGATTAGTGACACCAGCACGGCCTGCAACTCCTAATGTAGATGCAATTAAATTACGATTGTCTTGGGTTAACCCCATTGATGCTTTTTCTGCTGCCGTTTGTGCTGTACTTAAATCACTAAAATTTTTAATGTAATCAGAGCCAGTAAGTGGCGCAAGTTTAGGCACTTGGGCATTAATTTTATCAATGTCAATTCGACCATTAGTTTGAAAATTAGTAGGGTCAGAAGAAAAAATTTGCATATTTTTGCGTTCAATATTTTTTTGTTCTTCTACGCTTAATCCAATTTCTCCTATGCGTGTAGATTGCTGTTGCTGTTGCAACAACAAAGGATTTATTTGTCCTGCTTGCTGATACGCCTGAGCACCTCGAGCCATATTCATCATGTCACCAAGTGACATTTGTTGTGGCGGCTGGATTCCAGCAGCTACTGGTGTAATTGGGTTAATGTCGGCCATTTTTTATCCTTATCTATTAAGTAAAACATTACCCATAGCATCAGTTGGATATGAACTTGCAGGGTTTTGTGATGGGCCTAAATTAATACCGCTACCACCACCTCTGTTTAACAAGGCATACATCAGTGCTGAATTTCCAACTCCTTGTAGACCAGATGCTTGGGCATTAGCTGCACCAATTTGACCGCCAGCAATGGCATTTGCACCGCCAGTAGCAAGGTTGGCTAAGTTAGTACCTGTTGATGAACCAAGTGATTGGGCTTGTCCTTGGGCTGTTTGACCAATACCAGCAATGCCAGATAACCGATTGAAAATGTCAGTTTGCTGATTGCGAAAGTTTGTAAGTGCATCCTGATAACCGCTTTTTGCATAGTTTTCAGCAAATATGGTTTTAGCAAGATTAACGTTTGAGCCTGGGCTTGCCACGTTTGCGTTTTGAGCAGTTGCCCCTAGCCCCTGCTGTTTCATAAACTCATAGTTAGGCGCAAGGTTGGCATTTAAGTCTTGAGGCGTAAATGTCTTAGTGAATTGCGGCAACATTGTGTTGATTTTGTTCAACGCACCATAGCCAGCCTCTCGATACGGGGCTTGCTGTTTGTTCAGAATGTCAAACATTTCCCGCTGTTGACGAGATGCTTCTAACGTGCCTTGCAATTGAGTATTTGCAGCAGATTCAGCAGCCTTAGATTGTTGGTTAGCGCCTAGTAAACTCATTGCGCCAGAACCAAGGGTAGCTAATCCAGTTGGCCCTAAATAATTAATTGCTGATGAAATAAATCCTAACGGCATGATGTATCCTTTCTAATCAAAACTTCATCAACTTTGGTTGCGTCTGTTTCATCTGTTGCATGAATGCAAAACCATTCACAGTTTTCCAAAACCTCAATGGTGTGGTGAACACCTGATTTTATTTCTAAACAGGCTGGTGCGGTGTACTCTTTTTCACCATCATCTGTGCGAACAATTACCCGCCCTTTTGCCAAAATACTCAAATGACTGTAATTATGGGCATGAGTACCAGCAATAAATCCCACAGGAATACGCATTTGCTTTGCATAAAGACCATCAGAAAAATGATGGATTGTGCCTAAATCCGCATCAAATTGCCCCTCATGGGCGGCAAATATTTCAGCATGGTTCACAATATTTCCTTTATGAAAACAAATGGACTAATATGATTGTAAGTCATCATCATTCCAACAACAAGATGTTATTAGGTATGTACTGAGTCATCAACCAGTTTGTGCCGTCCGATACCAGCGTAGCAGAATCGCCTGTGCTTGCCAGCAAAATAGAAGTAGCCGCAGTCCCTCCCGTCAGAGGCACGACATTGGAAGATGCCGACACAAGTGTTTGCGCTTGGTAATTTAAAAACCGCAAAACCCTACCTGACCAACTTGAAGCTGCTGGCAAAGTTGCGGTACAAGTTGACCCTGTCTTGTTGTTGATCAGCCAAACGTCAGAATCAGCGACTGTGAAATTGGCGGTCTTGGTGACAGGCGCGGCGACACCTGCTGGCGTTGCCCAAGTAGGTGCGCTGCCCGTAGTAGCCGTTAATACTTGTCCTGTTGTCCCCGCCGCAGTAAACGCATACGCCGTACCTGTGCCATAAGCCACGCCATAGGCTGTAGGAGTTGCTGTGGTGTTTGTACCGCCATTGGCAATACCTAATGTGCCAGCCAAAGTAACTGTGCCTGTCGTAGCCGTTGCTGGAGTTAATCCAGTTGTGCCGCCACTGAATGACAAAACGCCAGTATTTGCAATCGTGATTGTGCCTGCCCCATTGACAACTGAAATGCCAACACCCGTGCCAAGTGTGTTTAGGGTATAGCCTGACCCGTTACCAATTAAAAGCTGCCCATTTGTTGGAATAGTGGTTAGCCCTGTACCGCCAGATGTAACCGCCAATGCCGAGCCAAGATTTACCGTAATGAAATTTGGACTCATCAACCACAACAACCAAGCCTGAGTTGGCCTGCCCGTGGATTCGTCAATAAATGCCGAATACGGTATGTTGATATTGGTGTTTGGCATTGTTGCCATTAATTTTCACCTGCGCTTGCTTTCAACTCAGCGGAAACTATGACAGCCTTAACGGGATCACTAATCACTACTTCAAAAATTCTATCCCTTGCGTAGCCTAAACGCCTCCAAAGCGCACGATTGGCATATTGCCCAATCTTGCCAATGGTTACCCAATGCTCATTTGACCAAGTAGAACCACCGTCATTTGACCAGCGCAACATGGCTTGTGGATCATCACCTTGACCTGTACTAAGGCCAACGCCTGGCTGGAACTGAATCTGGAACGATTCAAAATACTGTCTTTGCAAATCAGTGGTTATATGCGGCGCACGGCGCAAACGGCGAATAGGTGCGCCATCTTCTGTATAAACCGCATTCTCGATTGAATACAACTTGCCATTTTCATAGTCTCCAACAATATATTGATTGTTAAAGAAACACCCACAATTTGAACGATGGCGTTTGTAAACAGCTTCTTCAGCATCCCAAGACAACCATTTGTGCCATTGCTGGGTTGACCCATCGTAAACCCAAGTCAGACCATATTCACCAACTGAGGGGAAAGTCACCACATACATTTCGTGACCCTCAATTTGGTAGGTATAAGCTACCGCATCATGGGTTATTTCATCAGTCAAAGATTGCTCAACAGCATGGGTAGAAAACTTTTTGTATTCATAATTAACCATTGCTTCAATGGTTGAGTCGCCTCGGGTATCTTTACAGACAGCGGCAAAAGAAGTCCCAAACCTTGCCACAGAGAATGCCGCACCTACACCAGATTGCACGGTCGTGCCAGGCACTCGAGCAAATGGAAAAGTCGTTATTCCCGTAATCGTATTGCCTACATCTGTCCAAACCTCGGTGGTCACATCTTTAAGCACATAGACTTGTCTACGGTCAACAATAAGGCTCACAATGTTGTCAGGAAAACCGTTAGCTGACCCGTACAAAGCTAGGCTAGATGAACTTGAATTCAAGTCAGTACAAGCCCAATTAAACGTATTTGGCTGGTTATATATGTTGTATCCATCAATAGAATCAACCACCGTAGCGCCTCTCCACGGGCCATCACTGCTTGCCAGTGTTGCAAACGTATTGGTAGATTCAATCCATGTATAGCGATTTACCCCGTCCACAATGTAAGCAGTCATGCCGTTATTGGTGACGTTATCGGATATGGAAACTGGCCCTGTGCTGGTGGCTAAAGTCCCAATTTGGGTAGCTGTGTAACTGGTATCAACCTTGTAGACAATACTTCCAGCAACAGCAATCAAATAATCTTCGTTTGATAAAGTGTGCAGCCCTCGCACTTCTCCTACAAAAAGCTGTGCAATCTTGACAAGGCCAGGCGTTGGGTACATTGCCACCACCCCTCTTGCGCCCTGTTGTTTGGTAGGGTCAATCTCGCAAAAGAAGTTAATGCACTCTTGTGCATCTTGATAGATGGATGGCGCTTCATAGGAAGCCCCGACAAAACCAAAGTCTGGCATTATCTAAACCCTCCGTCCATGATGAAGCCAGCATCCTTGGCCTTACCCATCATTAGCGCATCTGGGTAGCGAGAAACTTGCGGCGGTCTCATATTGGTACGCTTGATCGTAGCCTTTGCCTGTGCTGCATAACTGGTAATCAATGCAATTTGCGTTTGGCTTGACTTGCCATACATCGGCATCAAACGTTCAGCAAGACACCACCGCAAAGCCATGTTGTAGCCTTGTGGCAAAGTAATTGTGTCGTTGATGGTTTGATATTGCCTAAAAATGGTTTGCGTGAACAAGTGCAATTCACCCTGTGACGGGTTGGGAAACACATACACCGTGCCAAGGGTTTCGGCAGGCATATAGTAGATCATCTTTGCCCAAGGGCCATTTAGTTGTTTAATGCCAAGAGATTCGTATTCCTCAAGGCTCAGAATAGCCACAGGATAGTCCAAATATCCACCAGCAACATTAGACCCACCTTGTGTTGTAGCAACCCGCACAAAGGCTGATTCAATGGTCAATGGGCGTTCATAATAGGAACTAATCGTAGTGCTAGAGACCGTCTGCGAAATACTGACCGTGTAAGTACCAGCTTCCTTAACGTTGCCGCCTGCACCTGTTCCAAAGCCCACAATAGTTGTTCCAGCGGTAACGCCTGCACCCGATAAGGTCATACCCATCGTGATGCCACCACTGGTAATGGCTGTAACGGTCAAGACGTTGGCAGCAATTGATCCCGTAAAAGTAGCGCCCACAGAACCGCCTGGCCCTAATGTGTATTGCACTGTATTTTGCACGGTTGGAAAAATCAATTCTGTGCGATAGAAAACCATCATGTTTTCATTTGACCATTGGGCGCACATATCGTTAAGCATATCCAAACCGTCTTGCGCTTCATCAGCCGTTGGATTTTCACCAGCAGCAATAGCGCCAATGTCTTTCATGGCTCGGGTGATAATGTCAATTGGCTGAGTCATTTTTAATCCTTAAATTATTGGGATTTGCAATATAAGCAAAGGCAAACTAGCCAAAACACCGCCGGAAATTGTAGCCACTGCATCCAGCAACTCTACCCCGTGCGGCCCTTTCATTGGGTTGCCAGTGGCTTTCCAATTGATCCAAGCGTCACTGGCTTCCTTGCCAACGGCTGAAATAACTGTAATCAGACAAGCAAATTTAATTTGATTGGCTGGAAACAGGAAATGCGCTACCAGAAACACGAGGCAAAATGTCAAAGCGCCGTAAGCCAGATGATTGGCTTTGTCTTGGGGTAATTGAGGTAAGTTCATATTTTTTACCAAGGCAAGCCAATTGCACTGACGGGATTTTTTTGCAATTCAAAGTGGTTAGCTAAATTTGCTTCTACTGCATCTTTATCTACACCATTTGCCCAAATCCAATCTAAAACTATATCTTGTGTAAGTTCATCATAGGGAATGGTAGGCTCGCCTTCAGGCCAACCGCAAACACTAGAGATAGACAATGAATTGCCTTCATCTGTTGCCGTTGCAGTCCAATGTGCAACAGTCACAAATTTATTTGCTATTTTGTGTTCAAGCTGTGTAATTGTCCAAATTGTTACCATGATTAACCTTTTAATATGCTTCAAAAATAATAACGCCGTTTGCGCCTACACCAACACTGGTATTACCTATACTACCCGCACCACCACCACCATAGCCTTGAGCATTGCCGCCGTTTGAAATTGCTGCGGCAGTATTAGTACCTCCACTACCAAAGCCAGGACAATTACCGCCAACTCCTGAAACTTGTGTTGCTACTGCCGTAGAAGAACCATAAGAAGTTCCCCCTGTTCCACCGTTAATATTTATATCTCCACCAGAGGCAGAACCACCAGAACCGCCGCCTTGTGCACTTGCTGCATAAGTTGTAGAAAAACCAGCATTACCACCTCCAGCAGTAATAGTGGTTATTGTTAAAGTTCCAGATATAACAGTTGAAGTAACTGCTGTCCCAACTGTATAAATTAAAGTTTGCCCAGCGGTCATAGCAACCCATTTAATTGCTACAGCACCGCCACCGCCACCCGAACCCCTTTGGCTTGTTGTTCCTCCACCATTGCCACCAAATCCAACACAGGTAATTTTTACCCATTGAGTATATGTAGGCGCTGTGTAAGTTGCCGCTGTTCCACTGGTAAAAACATCAGTTTGTCTTGCTAAAACAGCAACTGGAGGCGCCCATTGAACACCTGTTCCAGTAGATTGCAAAAATTGAATGCTAGTACCAACCGAACCGCCAGCGGTAAGTGTGCCAGTAATAATTCCATTGTTGATAGTTTTATTTGTTAGAGTTTGAGTTGCATCAGTTCCAACAACAGTAGTTGTAGCGTCTGGCAGTGTTAACGTCCGGCTTGCAGTTAATGTTGTTGGCGTAAGGGTTACCGCATAAGTCCCCGTACCACCAGCCCTACCAGCAAGACGCACTGCATCTTGTGTAGCTGCTGCGGCTGCTTGGATTGTTCCTAGTACATCAAGTTTTACTGCTGGAGTAACGCCTATACCCACACCTGTGGAGTTGATACGCATACGTTCTGTATTTGCCGTATACCAAGTGTGAAAGCCAGAAGTTCCAGCGGTATATGAAAACTCACCAGTTGAGTTATTCATGCCAAAACCGTAATTGTTTCCGTTTGTTCCTGAAGCATCAAACAATCTAAGGGAGTTTGCTTTATCAGCAGTATTTGCATTTTTTAATGATAAATATGCCGCAGGTGACGTAACACCTATACCCATATTAGTACCGTCAAATACCAGCGCACTACCTGTAGCTAAGACGCTTGCAGATGAGGCATAAACAATGCCATTTGCGGTAAATGAACTTAAGTTAGTACCACCATTAGCTGTCGGCACTTGGTTAATAAGTTGGGTTGCTGCGTTTACAGAACCAAACACATATTTGAGCTGCCCATTAGGGTCAAATGTGGCATCTGTTGTCCATGTGTCGCCTATATTAAGTATGACTTTGGCAAGAACCCTTGTATTTGTTCCGTTGTAATAACCCACCGTTACTGTTACTTGTGCAGTATCGGTGTTTTGAATATAAATTGACTTAATAACTCTGCGGGTAGATGCGGCAGGAGAAGCCACCATTGTTACAGTAGTAGTACTATTTGTAGTTCCGTCAGATGCACCTTCTGTAAAAGTTGTGCCATTGTTGTCTGCCCAAGCTACAACATAGTTAGGTTGGTTTGTCGCTGGCGCAGCAGATAAAACTGCGGTAATTGTTTTTGATGTTGTGTCTAGGACTAACATAATTTTCCTTATGTGCTTATGAACCAAGCGTAAGCATTTCCTGAGCCGCTGCCCCCAGTAGAGCTAATTGTAATTGTGCCTGACGCATTAACTATTGAAATGTTAGTACCCGCGCTAAGTGTGTTTAATGTATAACTTGTACCATCACCAATTAGCAATTGACCATTGGTAGGAATAGTAGTTAAACCTGTACCACCACTTGTTGCCAACAAAGCATTAGTCAATGTTGCTGATAATGCACTAATCGCCCGCCCCGCAGTCAAGTTATCTACCGTAACTTTTGTAGTTACACCACTTTGAACAACAGGTAAAGTCTCAGTACCCGCCAGTGGCGTAGTAGCTGAAGTTAAGGCTGATATTTTGGTATTAGCCATTTTTAATAAATACGACTACCAGCAAAATAAGTTGCGTTTGTTGCAGTGCCAGCAATATCTAGAGTTTTACTACCGCCACCAACTTCAAGTTCAACATAAACCGTATCACCACGAACCAACGCGACATTAAATGTACTCAAAATATTGGCACGACTTGTTCCAGATTTAATTGCAACAAGACTTGGCAACAATACTTGAGCAATAAGAGTCGATGCATTTTTTCTTAAATAAATAAACCCTCGGTCTTGACCGGTATCAATTCCAGTTAATTGAAAAGCAACATTAAATTGATAGTTTCCTGCTGATCTACAAGTAAACTTTCCCGTTGATGTAGAAAATACACCCTCGCCGTCATAACTTTCAGCGTCCCATACAGGGGCGTAAACTGTGCCGTCACCAGTTACATCTGTACCACCTGCGCTTAAATACGCAGAAAATGCCGATGTAGCATTCCATTGGTTAATTATTGAATATGCTGAACTATCATCAACTAAAAGCGCACCCTCAGTTTCCAAAGTCACATTCACTAATTTATATTGCAATATCTGGTTACTTGTGTTTTTAACGTGATAGCCAACATTATTTCTAATCTCGCCATTAAAACGAACCCCGTCTATTAGCACTTGCCTAGTTTGGTTTCCTACAGCAGCTTCACAATATAAAACATTTCCCTCGTAACCTAATGCACTTGGGCTATTTGCCGTCAACAATATAGTTAAATCACGAATAATAATAGACGTTGATGATGCGGCGGTATCGCCAATTCCAATGTAATAGTTATTGCCTGTAACACGGTCATTTGATTCGCATAGCATTCCATCTACTTGTACTTCACCAATAAATCTAGCCGCAGGGCCATCGTTGACAGAACATATAAGTTGTTCAAATCTAATGCCGCTGCCAACAGGTTTATTTACATATAACGCTATTTTTTCTGAAACAGTTGCGCCATTTTTTCCTGCGTTAAATACACGGGTATTAGACCAAAGCATTTCAGAAGCTGCTGTGCCAGTTGGTGCAGCATCAATCAAAATGCCATTTTTCCCTGTCCAATAAGTGCCTACGTTATCTGCTCGGCATCCATATACTTGCCCTGTTACACGAATTCCGTAGTCATGTGTTTCACCAACTTGAACATTTCGTAAAATAAAATGTAATGCCGATGCGTAGGTATTTTTCAATACCAAACCACTGCCACTAGATGAACCACCAGGCGAAACATACGCACCTCTAATTACCAAATTGGTGGCTTGGAAAATTATGTTTTGTAAACTTGACGCATTTTCAACTCTAATTGCATTAGCTGTTAACGAAGTTTGATAAATGACTGTGCCACCACCAGTGGTTGTCCAATCTGCATCAAATAGATCGCCGTATCTTCCTATGTCACCATTTAAAGTTATTGATTTTTGAATGACAATTTCTGATGTAAGTTTGTATGTTCCAGTTGGAAAATAGAGTTGTCCCCCTACAGGAGTTGCAGCTATTGCATTTGTAATTGCAGTAGTGTCATCAGTTGTACCATTGCCGACAGCACCAAAATCTTTAACGCTTACAGTTTGACGCAACCTAGCTTGTACCGTAGTAGCTGTAGCACCTGTGCCTGTTTGAATAAACCCCACTAAAGACGAACCAGACGATGCCGCAAAAGCCGCATAAATACCGCTTGAATTACCAGTTACGTTGTCATACGTTCCAATGGTGGTAGATGTTGCTGTTTTTAAAACAAACTTATATGCAACAGCATCAGTTAGCCAAATCTCCCCACCTGATGGAGTACGACCAGCAGAATCAAGCACAATTGGATTGGCGTGTGCTATTGATCCTGCACTGGTTGTGTATGTAGCTTGCGGGGTAGTTGTTCCTGCGGCATAGGTATAAACAAGACCACCCGCCAAAGGGATGCCGTTGTTATCAAAAAACTGCGCCCCAGCACCAGCCAGCATTGAAAGATTGACAGCCATATTTTTCCTTAAAACTTTGTAGGTTTTACTCGTAGTAAACCGTGCAACTTACAGTGCCGCCAATCACAACATAAATGCCGTTTTCAGTAGTAATTCCATCTAAAAAATTGTAATTTGTTGCTGCAACAGGGGTAAAAGTGTCAATTACTTTAACGCTGGTGCTGGCAGTTTGGGCATCGTAAATTGCAATTGTGGGGGTTGCAGATGCTGCGCTGAAGAAAATACCTTTGACTTTGCCTGCTTGCTGTTTGATCAAGGTAGTTGCCGAAATTTGTGCGTAATTGCTAGACATGGTTGTCCTTTCAGTTCATCAAATTATATGCTTCAAAACAGAAAAAGCCACCCCTTTTGAGGGCGGCTCTTTCATTTACTTCATGCCGATTAAGGCAGGAAAGTCAGGTCGTAACCGTAGATGAAAATATCAGCGGTTGCGGCTGCGCCTTGGGCTGTGGTGTTACGCACATACAGGTATTGGCCTGTAATTGCATCGGTTGAAGATGCTGCGGTGTTCACAACCTTAGCCGCTGTAGTAGCGCCTGTGGGGGTGGTTGCAGACAGTACAGCAGTACCGCCAGCGGCAGGGGCGGTATAGACCGCAAATGCTGCTGTGGTCAAGCTGGTGCTTGCATTGCTCAACAACACATAGGCAACGCTGACTCGTCCTGAAACTAGGATTTGTGCAACGGTATCGCCTACGCTGTTAAGGTTCACCGATTGTGCAGAGGCAATCAAGCGCAAGGCTTGGTTGGTTGCAAGGTTCGATGGATGGTTAGTAGTGGTGCTTGCTGCGCCTGGATTAGCCATGATTAATTTCCTTTTTTAATGGGTTGATTAGGAAGCCACTCGGCAAGCCAATTCTGGGTACAGCGGAGCCCAGCCATACAGCACATCAACACGAGTCGGGATTGAATCGTTATTAATTGTGTATTGGCGAACAACACGCATTGACAAACCCAAGTCTTTGTCGCTTGCACGACCAGCGAAATGCACACCATCAGGCAATTCCAAATCGGCGGTAGCCAATGTGAAAGCATTTTTGTGCATAACGATGTTTTGCGGAGATACTGCGCCAGTAACATTGAACGGGGTCACAGCAGAAGCGCCAGGGCTTGTGATGGACACGTTTTGGAACTGACCAGCAGAGATAAGAGCAGGGCTAACGGTAACGGCATTACCACTGATGGCAGTGATAACGAAATTACGCAACTTGTTGCTGCCGTAGGCTTGACGGTTCTGGGGGTTGACGGCATACACGTTAGCGATGGTGAAAGTGTCACCAACGTTAGGAGTGAATGTGCCAGTTTTCGACAAGGTAAGTGCAGAAGTTTGCGCCCAGCCAGAAGTCAAAATGCCAGTGTCAGTGCTTGTGTTGATGGTGGCTGTACCAGCATAAGAACCAAAAGTTTGAGCAGAAATGTTCTGATCCATCTTCCAGTTCATACCAGCAGAGTCACGACCCATCATGCCTTTGGAATATTGCATTCCAATGGTTGTGTTAGGCACAAATAGACCTTTCAAGCTGTCCACGATTGTTGCGCCAGTAAACGGCTCAATAATGCAAGAACGGCGACCATCACGAGGCGCACCCTCTGCGTCCAAGTAGGCTTGGGCGGTCAGGTATGTCAACAGGGATGTAGGAGGTGTGCCAGCAGTACCAACGATGTTGGCGGTGTTTAGCTTTGCTACAGTTGTGCCGTCAAAGTCAATTTTGTTGGCAATGGCAGCTACAGCAGGCTTCAATACACGGTCAGAGAACATATCAAGACTTAATGCTAAATCCTGACTTGTAAATTGGGTGTCAACGTGAAATTGAGTAGAAAGAGTTACAGGAACAGAAGTTTCGTTAAAGTCTTCTACATTCAGCGCAGGGCCAGATGTACCGATAAAACGACCAGGGCGGCGAACATTGAGGGTTGCGCCAATCTTTGCGCCAGTAACGGCGAATTGATCATCATAGTTACGCATGACTTCAGAGGAGAAAGTCAACTCGTTTTCCAAAACCATCAACGCTTCGTTGGTGATCATGGAGATGGTAAGCAGATTGTTGCTCATTTCATTTCCTTATAAAAGATTTGGGTTGTCAGCGGATTCGCCCTGCAAGCCGTGCTGCTTTCCAAGCCTGATAGTTGCCATGAAATTGACGGTTTGAGTCAAGTTCAGTAACTGGCCCGTTTGCAGACGCTTTGATTGGGTTAATCGGCGCTGGCGCTTTACTTCTTCCAACAGTAGGCTTTGTCTGAGGGTCAGTCTTTTCAAACCTTGCCTCCAGTTTCCCAATTGTAGCCAAGGCTCTTGTCAAAGTCATGCCTTGCAGTTGTTCAGCTATGTCTGGATTTTCAGCCAAGTGATACAGGATTCGAGGGCCAACTTCTGATTCAAATATTGCGTCCCGCACTTCGTTGCTCACAACAACATCAGCAGAACCCACCATTTCTTCAAAATCTGGTATCTCGCTCTTTGCAGAGTCAACCCGCTTTGCCCAAGTGTTTATCAGTTGGTCTCGTTCGGCTTGAACCTTTGCCTGCACTTCCTTTTGCTTCTCATCTTTCCATCGCTGATCTACTCGATAATCTGTCAACGCCTTAGCGTATTCATACATATCGGAGAACTGCTCTGGCTGCGGCTCATCTTCGGTTACTTGCTCGGCTTTAGGCTTTGCTTTTTCCTCATAATCCCGCAACTTTGCTTCCAGTGATTGCCTAGCTTCACGTTCTTGTTGCGCTTCTTTTCGCGCTTCTTCACGTTGCTTGGTAATCTCTGAAAACCTTTTCTCCAATTTTGGATTCTGTTTTCGATCCTCTACCGCTGTTGCCTCTTTCTCGCTCTCGGTTGGCTCACTCTGATTGTGCGGCTCTGCTGGTGCAGCCTCGCTAGTATCAGCTAACCCAAGCCTCTTGGCGGTGAATTCAGCCATGTTCTCACTGGTAAGCACCGTTTGTGCTTGCCTTGGTTGCACTTGTGGTGCTTCCTGTACTTCTGACATAGGTTTTATCCTAAGAATTAACCCAGTTGACCCAACTGGTAAGGTTTTGTGGTTTTTACCACGAAATCATGAATCAGTCAATCATTGCGCCATTGGTGGTGCGCCTTGTGGCTGTTGAGGCTCAAGCAATGGGCTTTGTCCCATATCAATGTCTTGGGCGGCAAACTGTGCATACTGATTTTGCTCGGCATTTCTACGGGCAATTTCCTCATTCAAACGCCCTGTATCCATGCGGTGCAACAACAATTGAACAATTGCCTCGATCTCAGTCTTGTTCTGGCTGGTAATGGCACGGGTGTTTTGGTCATTAACCTTAACCTCTGCCATTGTTTCGGTGTTGTGCGCTTTGGCGGTCTGGCGCATGAGTTCCCGTTTGGTCTCAGCATCTTGCTTGACTTGCTCAATATCGGCACGTTGTTGCATCGCCAATTGCATTGCTGCCATCTGGTTTTGCATATCTTGCACGGTTTTCTTGGCTTGTGCCAGTTCCATTTGTACTTGCGGCGGTATATCGGATTTCTCGTCAATCTGCGCCAGCGGATTCATGGCGGCTAGGCGGTCGGCAATGACATCAGCGCCAGGGAAGTCCATATTCCTAAACACCAAGTCACCCGCCACATTGAACAATTCAGGCTTTGCCATCAGCGGCATCAAGGCATCAACGGCTTGCTGGCGCTTAGTCATAAAGCCTGGCCCTGTGTCCATCACTACGTCATATTCGCCCACAGTCACATCATTTAGCACCGTTTGAATGCCATCATCTGTAGTTTTTTGCTCGTTGATAGTCTCCATGCTTGGCTGACCATCGCTGCCAATGATCCGCATAACCCGCTGGGTGTCGTAGATTTTGGGAATTAAATCAAGAATGATCTTGCCCGTGTGTCGAATGGAACGGGTCATATTGTCGTAAAAGTGGAAGTTAGACAGATCAACCTGATTTTGCTGACCAGCCAAGGCTTTGCCCGATATATTGCCGCTTGGCAACTGATTAGGGTCAAGAATACCCAGCACCATCTGCAAATCAGCAGAGATAGCGCCTGCGGCTTCCATGATGCCCAAAGGCGGCGGCTCAGGTTGCAAACGCTGCGGGATAGGTGCTGGTGCGCCGTCAATGTCTTTTTGCTTGTAACGCAGCACAGGGCTTGACTTGATGTTAGCCAGCGCCCATTCGCTCTCATGCCCCTCGTCTTGTCCCTCAGCCAGCAGCCATTTGGCTTTAGGTGCAAGGGCAATGCTCTCGGTCATGCTGGTGCGCCAGAAGTTGTACATACGCTGCGGGTCTTTTGCAAACCGCACCAAACCGTATTTTTTGCGCTTATCGTCCACAATGACCTGTGCGCCATAACAAGGCACAACGGGGATATATTTACCCGCCCAAGTCTTCTCCTCAATAATTTCCATTGCGGTCATCTTGACCCATTTAACGGCCTTGCGGAACGATTCCCGTTGGTCAAGCACAGTCAATCCTGCGGCTTCTACCCGTTCAAAAAATGTATTTGAGTCGGCAAAGTGTGTTGTCCCGTCACTCAGCAAATACAACTTGGCTTTTTCACGCTCAACATAAAAGTATTCAGCAAGGCGAATATCTTCTTTAGTTACCCAGCTTGCAGTGTCATCCCCTGTAGACCGTTGGGTAAACGATGCCCCGTCATCTGCATTAGGGTACATTTCCCGAAATATCTTCTTGTCCAGTACTGTTGTAATAAGACAACGCTCGGCATCTGACCCATCAGGCAGCACAGAATTGGGATCAAAGTAGACGGTAAACGGGTTGTCGATAGTATCAATGTAAATTTCTTGATCAAAGCTATCTTCACTGGTGTATCGAGTATTGATGCGCCAGTAGCCCCAACCCATACGCACGGCATAGTCAAAGGCGGTGTCATAGGCGGTATCGGCATTGGAGTTGACCTCAATGTGACGCATGATGCCCTCAATGACTTGGGCAACCTTGTAATCAGCCAAGTTATTAACAGCTTGTACCTTTAGACGGGGGCGCTGCTGGCGCTGCTGGTTGGTGACTTGACGAATGTAAGCATCAATCTTGTTGATAGTCAAGCACGGTCTAGCTTCTACGTTTCGGCTGTTCTGTATCTCAACAGGCCATTGATCACCAGCGGCAAACTTAATATCGTTTAGCGCCTCGGCTCGATTCATGCTGTCAGCTTCATTACTCAGCCGCCAAAACTTAATGGCTTCGTTGATGCGTGTGTCGGCACTTGATGCTTGTGCTTGATAGTCAGACATTTCTAGTCCTTTTTTCCATAGCTAAATTATCGCACTAGCCCATCCAGTTGCCAACATTGGCAATCTGCTCTTGTTTCTTGCGCTTTGCAGGCTCTTTAATCATAAGGGCAATGTACCTAAATGCGTCAGCCCCGTGCGAATAATGATCATGCAGCGGTGTTCTGCTGAATTGCCCTGTGTCTACGTCTACCTCATATCTGTAGTGGCGCAGGCAAGCTAGGCCATCGGCGGCGTGTTCACGGTCAAACCAGCAGCTTGGGAATATTGTTCTAGCGGCGTTGATTGAGTCCACAATCGGGACTTTAGGCAAAATGCGGGTCTTGTACCCTGCCGCCCTCACAATGTCATCAATTGACCGTCCAGCGGCTGCTAGTGTCTTGTTCTCAGCGTCATGCGGTAACCAGATAGTGTCGTACACATACCCGTAGGTTTGCATGGTTGCTAGATAGTAGCTGATGGTTTTCTGGCTGTCCTCGATGTATCTGATTAGCCTGGTCTCCATGCCCACAAACTGCAAGAACCAGATAGCGGTGCTGTCCGACCAGCCCAAATCAAAGACCGCATGAACTGGCTTGGTTGCGTCATAAGCCACACGGGTGATGCGCCCCTCTTTCTCGGCCTGCTGCATTTCCTTGGCAAAAATTGCACCGTCCACTGTCTGGCGGCATAAACCCTCCCAGACTTGGTTATAGGCTTCCTCGTCCCGTTCTTTTAGTGCATCTTTTTCCAGCCGCAGGGTTTCGGGAAACCAAGGGTTATCTGACCAATTGATCTTGATCTGGATGCAGTCTTCAGGCGGCTTCAGCACAAACCGCTGGTAAGTCTCATCTGCTTCTAACTCAGGATTAAACGAAACCCATATTTCGCTACCTTGTTTGCGAATGGTAGGGATCAGCACATTCCAGCTTAGGCGGCTTGTGGTCTGGGCTTCTTCAACCCAGCAAATATCTACGCCCTCAAAAGATTTGATGTTGGCAATATTGTTCTTTAAGCCAGCAAAAGCGAATTCTGTGCCATTCTTGCCCCTAATGCTGTTCTGCGTGATCTCATAAAAACCCAGCAGGCCAAGCGATTCGATCTGGTCTGACAACAGCTTATGGACTGAATCTCTGATGCTGGTCTGAAACTCTCGGGCGCAAAGGATGCGTAACGGGTCTTTAGCGCCTTTGATCAGTAACGCCCTAGCAATGCCCCATGACTTAGCACCGCCCCTGCCGCCGTAGGCTACCTTGTAGCGGGACGGTTGAAATAAGCCTTGCAGCTTGATTGGAAATTCAGCATTGGCAATGGCACTAGCAACATCACTCATTTGGCTTTACAAATGTCACCTGAATACCCGTAAGCAGTGGCGCACCGTCTGCACCCGTAATTTCCTGCTTTGTGCTTTCCCGATACTTCTTTGGAAACCTTGCCGCCATTGATCTTGACCACAACGTAGCATTCAATCGGTCACTTTCTTTGTTCTCAACCATGTAAGCAGCGGCTTGTTCTTCCCACCATGCCTGCTCATAAGTCTTAGCATCGTCCAAGGCGTGCAAAAATTCTTCGTGTGCATCACGCCATGAGTACATTGTTCTTAATGAAACATTTAAGATTGACGCAATTTGTTCAACAGATTTGCCGATGCGCCCTAATTCAATGACCTTATCGCAATATGCGGGGTCATATAAGGTTGGGCGACCTACTGGGCGCTTTGCATCGGCAGTTTCTGTCATTTCTTTTTGGGGCTGGCTTTTTTGGCCTTTTCAGCCTCACGCTTTACGCTGTATGCAATTGCCACTGCTTGACGCTGTGGCTTGCCAGCTTCCATCTCCTTGGCAATGTTTTTACTCATTGCCTTTGGTGTCATTGATTTGATCAGCGGCATTATGATTGACCGTGAATAATGGCGAAATTGATGATCACTGCTTCAGAGTATGAAGTAGCCGTAGTCAAATTACGCAAAGTAATCAAAGCAGACCCAGCAGCCAAGTACGAAACATAAGTGGTGTAAGCGCCAGCAGTGCTACCAGTAGTGTTGCTAGAGATATTCACAATGATCGTATCGTTGATAGAAATTGTGCTGTTGGTCAGGATAAAAGACACAGCAGCACCGCCAGCCAATGCCGCATTGTTCATTGTGATGCGACCAGCAGACTTATTCAAAGTCACGCCTGTGGATTTGTCTGTGGCTTGAGTTACAGTACCTTGAGCAGCAGTTGAATAACCGATCTCTTGGGTTGCGTAACAAGTGGTGAATTCTGGGTCAGCGTAAGCTACGCCTGTTGCAATTGAGTTTGACATGATGTTCCTTTAACAGTTCCAGTTTTTAAGGGATGCCTTTGCCCTTTCCGCTGGGCCTTTGGCGTTTTTAACTACTCCCTCCATTCTTGCACAAAAACTGGCTTTTCGACCAGCATCTGCTTTAGTTTTGGGGTTGGGGGCAGGCGGTTTGAGATTTGCGTTATTCTTTGCGTTGTATTCAGCACGACCTTTTGCCGTCATTCCAGCACCCTTTTCTGTTGGGTTATAGGTTTTACCCTTACCCGTGGTCTTATGCTCAATGGGCTTGTCGTGCTTTTTCATTTCTTTTTGGCAGTCTTTGCGGATTGTTTGAATGCCTCGGCAGTAGGTGCGCCCTTTGCGCCTGGCGATCTCATACGTTCTGGCGTTTTACCCTCAGCCTTTTGGCGCTCAATGCGCTCTTGTTTTGCATGAATGTTGGCGTACAAGCCAGGTTTAGTTGCCATTTTTAAGCCTCCACAACAGCGCAAATGTCTGCTTCTTGAATGATTTGATAGTCTTGTCCATCAATACGGTGTACAGGCCAGTTAAGGTAATCCCCGTTTCCATACTTGATGAAGTCTCCAACTTGTGCCTGAGTTACCATCGGGCCTGCTGCCACAATCGTTCCCTCATTAAACGGCTCTTTGTTGTTGACGTAGATTATGTCCGATAAATTGCGGGTAATCGGCTTTACCACCACCCTATCACGCAACGGCTTGATCATTTGATCTCCTTGTGTATTTGCGCTTTTGGGGGACTACAGTAATCTGGTCAGTGGTTATGTCGTATGTAGACAACACTTCTATTGCCTTAAATTGACCACACCAATCAGATTCGTGCTTATTTTGCTGCTGAGGGTACAAACGGCATACGCCCATAACTTGCTGGTTTCGGAAAAACCGACAGTCTCCACAATTATCTGACATTTGTTTCCTTTGCCGCCTCAGTGATAACTGCATGATTTAATGCCGCAGCCATTCGCTCGGCAAAACCTTTGTTTTCACCTTCAAAACGCCTGATTTCGCGATGTTCAGCGGGTGTTGCCTCTCGTGCCGTGGTAGATGGCATCGGAGATGGGCTTAGTCCCACCGATTCCGGTAGCTCTAACTCGTTCAAGGGTCTCATGTAACC